ACCTAAGCTTGAGCGTAGGAAAGTAATCGTAGCACCCAAGGAAGAATACATACCCCTTACAGATGATGACATCGAGTCATGCCGTAAGGGACAAGACATCTTTGATTTTGCACGAGACATTGAGAATGCTATTAAGGAGAAGAACAAGCTATGAACGTACCATATAACAACGGCAAGATTAAGATTGGTTCAGCGTACTATCTGAATCCACTCAAGCCCAAGTACATTGAACAGGATGTAGACATGCTTGAGATACAGAGTTACCTGATCCATGACCCTAGAGTTTTGAATAAGCACTACTGGACTGTACGTATCTATACAGTCACTGTATTGTTTATGTTAACTGTAGCACTGATGTCCACCTAACCATTGAAAGGAAATGAAATGAAAGTATCTTTTGAATTACCTGATGAGCAAACCGACCAGCTAGTTATCGCAGCTTTGAAAGATGTATACGAGTCCTGCGTTACTACCCTCATGCAGCAATCACGTCAGATGTTTGATCCGGTTGAAGATGTGATCCGCAGGCAGGCTGCGTTGTCTGAAGTCTTGTCGTACTACATGATTGGACCTGACTACTCAAACTACATTCGCTTGTGGAATACCAAGTTAATGGAGAGTACATTCGAGAAGGAAACCGAGGAGGAAAAGGAGGCAGACTAATGGCTAAGAAGAAACTGGTAGCTGTGATTGACGAGTACTACCAATCCTTAGACTATCGGGTTCTCTCACCCACCACCCAAAGAGACTATCGGTATTGCATCCAGACATTCCTAGGTACACATGTACGTAGCAGGGATATATCAAAGATGTATATCGATTCACTTGATACTCCCAATGCCCAGACTGCATACAATAAATGGGCAGAAAGGGGTGTCCCATATGCTAATCATACCCATGCTGTGGTCAGTAAGCTGTACAACTATTCAATACAGCTAGGGTATGCTCAGATAAATCCGTTCAGCAAGGTATCTAAACGTAGGCACACACCACGCAAAGTGGTATGGACGAGGGAGGATATCAAGTTGTTCTTAGACACTGCCTATAGCCGTTTTAGATGGCGTAGCGTAGGTCTTATTGTGCAGATGGCATACGAGTGGTGCCAGAGGCTAGGGGATATGGCTAATCTGACATGGGATAACTACGATTTTGATAAGAGGGTGTTGTACCTGCAACAATCTAAGCGTAGGGCTAGGGTAGAACTACCAACCACTGATGAGTTACATGAAATGTTAGTACAGCAGAGGGCTGACGTAGACTTTCAGCAGTACATAGCACCTTACTGTGGGGACAATAAGATCTTGGCTAAGCCATACGACAGAAAAACATTGTCTACTTTGGGCAGAAGTGTCATACATGCAGCCGGACTACCTAAGGAGTATCAGATAATGGACATGCGTAGAACTGGCACAGTCGAGATGATTGATGCCGGTGTATCCATGCCCCAGATCATGGCAGTTACTGGTCATGCTAATCCCCAGTCAGTAAAACCCTACATGAAAAATACCTTGACAAGTGCAAAGAATGCTGCTAAGCTCCGCTTTAGTACGGCAGGTGATACAGTATAAGTGCTAACGAATAAGATAAGGAAATGTAAATGAAAGATGAGAAAGAGTTCTTTGATAAAGCTAAACATGTAGCTAAAGAATTAGATGCAGATACGTACCTATCACCCGATCAAGTAACAGTTACTTTAACAAGGGAACAATGGGCAGCAGTCAGCAAAGCAATTGATGTCGCTTGCTCTATGAAAGAAACAGACGAGTATAAGGTTTGTTCTTTGGAAGAGGCTGAGGCATTTGCTGCCAAGCGTATGAACGAATACGAATTCGCATACGAGTTAGCAGATGAATTAATGGCTGGCGGTGAATGGTCTTTAACAGCACAAGCTATGCTACGAAAACAAGCAGACAGAATAAGAGAGTTGGAAAACCAATTAGATAAATGTAGTCATCACGAGGCTATGGCACACCAAGGTGGTTATGAAGTTGGTTATGAGAGGGGCTATGCTGCAGGATTAAAAGCAATGAGTCGCACATGAATATACCAGACAGATGGGTTGTCATCGAGGTTGTGGATGACAAGACAAAACTATACCGAGTATTTGCTTGCTGGTATGGTGGCTGGGCAGGTGCAGATTCATGGCAAATTAATAGTGGTATTGTAGGCGTTAATGCCCAGCAAAACTACTTTGATTTTGAAGGACACTCAGGCTCGGTATATCGGTGCCATAAAAATAACTATGGCTTAAATCTGTATGGTGGCTCAGTGTTAAATAATTTAATTAAAAAATGTAAAGAGGAAGGCATTGACGTACAGGTTATGTCAGAAGAAACTAAGTGGGAGGAACTAGTATGAGTAATAAACCTATGAAGAAGCACACAACATTCGTTAATCACTGGGAGTAAACATGACACACTATGAAATCAGCAATAAGTTAGACACTATTCAATACAAGTACCAGAACCTTTCGTACATCGTAGAGATGATGGCTGCAGACACGACAGACAATTGTATGAGTGGTGCACTCTGGTCTGTCTACGATATGATGCAACACTTGACTTCTGAACTTGAGATTGTATCGAGTGATGTAATGCAACATCATATTGATACGAGCGAGGCTAAAGCTAAAGCAAAGAAAAAGAAATGAGCATAGATGTAAGACGATACGTACAGGATCTAGAGTTATCTCTAGGTCAGCTGTATCGTGGTAACTGTCCAGTCTGTAAGCGATACAAAACATTCACGGCTGTCAATGACAATGGCAAGTTGATGTGGAATTGCTACGCTAATAGTTGTAACGTGTCTGGTATTACACGCACGCAATTAACTGCATCTGAATTACAGAAGATGATGCGTGAAGAAACGTATCATCAAGACTTGCCTGTCCAGTTTGATTTACCTGAATGGATTATCGTAGACTACGGCAAGCCATACCTTAGCACTCTGTGTGATAAGTATGAACTAGATCCACACTGGTTAGATTTAAGGTATGACATTCGTGAGGATCGAGTTGTATTTCCTATCCGGCATGAAGGTAAACTTGTAGATGCTACTGGTCGTGCGGGTCACCCTGATGTACAGCCTAAGTGGAGACGCTATGGTGAGGCACGGGTACCCTACATTGTAGGTGACTCAGACGTAGCCATAGTTGTAGAAGATTGCATTAGTGCAGCCGTAGTTGATACGTTAGGTGGCACAGGCTTTGCCCTCTTAGGTACTGCACTCTTGGATGAACACAAAGATATGCTTTACAAGTACCCCACTGTTGTGGTAGCATTAGATCCTGACGCAATGAGTAAGACCCTGATGTTTACCCGTGAGTTAAGAGCCGGTGGTATTAATGCTAAAGCCTTAAACTTAGAAGATGACATCAAGTATCGAACTCCAGAAGACATAGATAAACTGAAGCAAATTATAGGAGAGTAAATGGAACTCACGCTGATTAGAAGTCTAATGAACAAGGACTTCTACGATGAGACAAGAGGAAACAGATGTCCTGAAAAGCTATTCACAAAAGATATACGCAAGATTAAATCCATCATTGACAGTGCGATGGAACAATACAAAAGAGATTTAACTGTCGATGAAGTTAAAGCATTATTCTTTGCAGCAAATCCCACACTAACTACAGCACAGAAACACTCATACGAATTGCAGTTTAATAAAATTCGTAATGAAGATGTCATGGGTTCTGATGTAGCTACAGAAGTACTAAGCAATATGTTCCGGCAGGTTGTTGGTGAGGAGATTGCTAACCTTGGATTCTCATACGTCAATGGTGATGAGACTACGATGGAACCACTGCGTAGCATATTAAATAATTATCAGGATGATTTCACACCATCGATTCGTATTGAGTACGTAGACAATAGCATTGACAATCTACTAGCTACATCTGCATCCAATACCAAGTGGAGATTCAATATCCAGTCACTGTTTCAGTCGGTCAATGGACTAGACAATGGCATGCTGTTTGTAATTGGTGCTCGTAGTAACGTAGGTAAGTCAAGCTTTCACAGTACGCTGTGTGCTGCACCACATGGGTGGGCTAGTCAGGGTGCAAAGATTTTAATCCTGTGTAATGAGGAGAAGCCTGAGCGTATAGCATCCCGTTACATGACTGCTGCTACAGGCATGACTATGGCACAGATTGTGGCAGATAAGAACACAGCACACCGTGCGTATGATCCTATCAAAGATAACTTAAAGTTTGTGGATGCAACAGGTAAGACAATGAAGTGGGCAGAGTCGGTAATCAAAAAGCACAAGCCAGACATTGTCGTAATGGACATCGGCAGTAAGTTTGCTGAGGATGGTGCTGCATCAAATAATCATGAGACACTCAAGGCTAATGCTATATACGCACGCAACATAGGTAAGCTATACGGGTGTCTCGTTGTATATTGCACACAGTTATCGGCTGAGGCTGAGGGCAAGATTGTATTGTCACAGGCTATGATTGAAGGTAGTAAGACAGGGCTTGCAGGTGAATCAGATCTAATGATTTTAGTTGCACGTAATCCACCAATGAATGACCAGACAGAGGATGACGGTATGCGGTACCTCAACATTGTAAAGAACAAGATTAGTGGTGCACACAGAATTGTAAACTGCGAGTTCGATTATCAAACAGGAGTTTACAGTTCATGATATTAACGCTTGACGTAGAGAACACAGTATCAAATCGAGGGGGCAAGAAACACTTAGACCCGTTTGAAACCGGCAACACACTAGTGATGGTAGGATGCAAGCCTTTGGATATGCCCTGCCAGATCTACACCTTTGACCACTCCGAAGTACAGGAGGATACCAAGGCGAATCACACTGCAGTACAGGCACTGCTAGACAAGACTACGCTTTTAATAGGTCACAATATCAGCCACGATTTAGTGTGGTTGTGGGAGTCTGGATTTA